GTTCGTGGTAGGAAATGGTCAGAAGATACATTCAGCACGAAGCAACATTCTCTGCAAGGATTCGTGTTGGATGAAGAGCGTAGGGAATATTTGTCGCAGGGTGGACTTAGCAATCCTGCATTCGGCGGTGGTTTGAATATCAACGTCGAGCAGGATGCTGTTGCACTTGTTGTTGGTTCACTTCAGCGCAAGCATGAATTGATTATTGCAAACACTGCTCGCAATACTGCTACCTATCCTGTCGGCAATACTGTTACACTTTCTGGTACATCTCAGTGGAATGACTACACTGGTGCTCCTACTACAACTTCCGATCCTGTTACTAACGTTCTGACTGCTATGCGTGCAATCACGGCAGCTATTGGCCAGCCTCCTAACGTGATGCTCTTCAACTCTGCTGGAGCTTCTTATATCGAGAATCATCCTCGTGTCGTTTCACGTTTCCAGTACTTCTCACTTGCAGAACCGGATGCATTCCAGCGTCTTACAGGATTCGCAGGTACAATCTATCAGGTTGGTGTTGGTGACGATATCTATAACACGGCTGATAACATTGATGCTACATTTTCTGCCGGTAACTTCTGGGGCAAGGACGTGCTCTTGGCATATGTTGATAACTCTGATGGCATGAACATTCAGACATTCATGAAGACATTCACGTATCCCCAATATGGTGGTGCATTGAAGCCTATTGATAGATGGCGTGAAGAGAATCGCAGGGCGGATATTTTTCGTCAGACCTGGGAATATGATATCAAGGTCGTGAACTCTTCTGCTGGTTACCTGATCAAGAACGCTTTTGCGTCTACTGCCTTCTAGGAGGAATGATGGCCGATCAAATGTATGCCTGGTCCAGAATCCTCTATGGAGCTGAGAGAAATGACCAGGGAGAAATTACTGGGGTCAAGGCATTTGAAATTGGCGATCCAGTAAGTGCAAGTGATTTAGGTGTTAGTGATGAAGTGTTCCAAGCTGAGATGGTCGATTCAGGAGTGGTGCAAACTGAACCTCTGCCTGATGATCTCAAAGATCCATTTCGTAGTCCTCGTCAGTTGATGCAGGACAAGCTTGTTGCAGTTCAGCAGGGATTCGATGCTAGTGGTCCTACTGCTGATCTTCTCGTGCGCTTCGACAATGAAGGTAACGTGAAGTCCGAAGAGGAACTTGCACAAGCTATTGATCAACAGTCTGAGGATGCTAAAGCTGCTGCATATGCAGAGTTCGAAGCATCGCAACAGCAAGATACTACACCTGCTACTCCTTCTACACCTCCTCCTGCTACGAATCCGTAATGCCTATTGCAACATTAGACGACGCCAACTTGCATCTACCTGTAGACAAGGTAGCTGTAGATACGGCGGAGTTCGATGAAACTCAACTTGACGCCGAAAGAATTGTTCGTGGTTATCTTGCTAATTATTATACTCCTACTACTCTTAGTCTTTGGACCGATCCTGAGCACACCCCGGGGTTAATCAGGTCAATTGCTGGACGACTAATTGCAGCCTTCGTTTATCGTAAACGATACAGCGAAGATTCATTAGATGATCCAACGTATGCACAGATGAAGTATAACGAGGCCATCAGTCTGTTGCAGGGAATTCAAGCAAGCACGATTGTTGTAGAAGGTGTATTAGATCAGCCGACTACTGATCGGCTTACCTCAGCAGACTTCTGGCCTAATGCTAGCACAGTAGACGGTCCATACTTCCACATGAACGATCCTTACTAATGCCTGGACTACATGCATCAGTTCCACTTGCTTCTTTTCTCGGAATATTCTCTGGTAATGTAACGTTCACGTTTGGTCCACATAGAGATGAGCCCTTAATTATAGCTAACAAAATTGAGTCACTTGGTGCAAGATTAGACAATTGGGAAATGCCACTTCTTGGAGCTAGACAAATTCTAGTTGAAGATATGAATACACGTTTTCGTACAAAGAAAGATCTTAGCGGAAGAGCATGGAAACAACGTAGTCAAGCATATAAACAATATTTGAGAGATCGTGGATACACGAATCTGAATGACACGATGATTAAAGATGGATATTTGCTTGCAGCGGTAACAGATATCAATTCGTACAAGATCGTGGGTAAAGATTTGTTTATTGATCCTAGTAACTGGCCAGTCTATTGGCGTGCTCATGATCAGGGACAAAGTGTTGGTAGAGCTACAGTTCTCCCACAGAGACAATTCGTAGGTATGTCAGAGGTAGCCCAATACGAAGTTATTAGCATCTTTGATCATTGGATGATAGGTAACTTGGACATTACAGTTGGAGCAAGTGGCGTCGCAATGTACCGTGGTGCATTTGGACAATTTGGTGGTAAAATTTCGATTGGCATGCCACATCCTCGGATTACACGTGAATCTGTACAAACAATTGTGTCGAGGCCATCGTGAGTAGTTTCACATTCGTAGACGAAACAATTACTGAACCTCAGCAAGCTGGACAGTGGATTTACGATAGAATTGCAGAAAAGAAAGATGAATTTGGTATTAACTTTCTTGGCCTTAATGAACGTCTTAAACCAGAATATCCTGCGGTTGTTGTTCTTTCAGGAGGAAAACAAAAAGCACTTCATGCAACTCATTCTTTTGTCGTAATGTTAGAAGTTCTCATTCAAGTCTATCATGCAAAACTTGATAACTTACATACCCAGAGAACAGAAGAGGATCTTAATCTAGTTACCGATATTGAAGATTGGCTTGAACGTGGTGAGATGAACATGGATGGAAAAGTAGTATTCATGTATGTCTCACAAATAAGTTCTATGATTGGTCGAGATCGTTTTGCGAACGACAATGTAGTTGGTAGTCAGATGTTGGTAGCCATCGAATCACGAAAGGGATTCCCATATGGCCCTTAATCTGAGTGTAAACTTAGAGGCGTACCCACAGGGAACTCCCTTGGGTATTGTAGGTCTGGGTGTCGTAGAAAATGGTGGCATCCTTGAAGTATCACCCGAGAGTGAGCCAGTGTATTTTGCTGTTAATGGTTACACTGTCGAGGATGGTACTAAAGATCAAGAAGGTATGGACGTATCAGGTAGTGCAGAATGGACTCCTCCTGTCGAAGATGCACCACAAACTCAACAGGAATCTGCACCACCGCCTCCTCCTGATACTACAACTCCGCCTCCTGATACTCCTCCAGAGGGAGGTGTATAAGTTATGCCTGCTGGACTTGGTGGAGCAGGATGGTTGGCAATTACTCTAGAAACTACAATGGGCACTTATCTGCCCCCAACCACTGCTGGCACCCTGTGGGTGCCTATCCTAGACGAATCATTCGTCTACACTGAAACTAAGTATTTCTCTCCGCAAATTAGACAGCAAACTATCGTCTCCGATTCTGAGCAGAGTTTCTATCATATCGAAGGCGATATCCATATGGAAGTTGATCCTAGTTTCATGGCACGCTTCCTGTATTGTTCCAGACACAACATTGCGAAAGATACAGTTGGTCATTCTCCACAGATCGTATATAAGTTTACTCCTGGACAGCAGGGTTCTGCTTCTACCGCAGCATCGGGTGCTGTTGCACGTTCAGCTAGCATTACCATCGTTCGTAATGGCGTCGGTTTCGGGTATGCTGGTTGCGTTATGGGTGGCTACGTCTTCACTATTAATAATGGTGTTCTTGAATGCACCCTTAACGGTTTCGGTCTTAGCGAAACTACTCCTGGTGCTCTCGGTACTCCTGCATGGATTGCTCCTAATCTTTTTGGTGCTGCTGCTCACGCGGTCTATGTAGACGTTGCTGGTATTGCTCCTACATTTGCAGCTGCCGATCTCAACTTTAATGGCTATACATTCACTAATACATTCAATGCTGCTGCACAAAATAGATTGACTCCGACACGCGCGGCAACGTATATTTCATATGGTGAAACGGATGCGACATATTCCACTGAACTTGACTTCACGAGCAAGACTGAATATACCAATATGGTAAATAATGCTGCACGTTCTGTTAGGTTCGAGAGTCTCAAGGGCGGTGCTACTTGGGCGACGGCAACGTCGGGATTTCGTATTAGTGTTAACAATAGCGTCTACAATACCTACACTGTTAATCTTGCTGGGATGGCTGATCTTATTATGGCTACTGTGGAAGGCCGAGCGATTGGCATTGCTGGTGGAGATGCTTACAGCATCGAAGTTCTCACTACTGACGCGATTACGTAACGGTAAGAATAAGGGAGATAACATGCCAAGAGCAACAGTTAATGCAGACGGAACGAGAATTGACCTAAAGACATGCGCCGGAGGCTTTGTCTTGCTCCGGCAATTGTCTTTTGGTCAAATGCTCAAGCGTCGTGATATGGCTGCAAGATTTATGCAAGAAGTTACACAAGGTAATGCTCCAAACCGTATTACAATCGACATTCTGAATGAAGTAAGTCGGAAGTACGATTTCGCTAATTGCATTATTGATCACAACCTTGAAGATGATCAGGGCAATAAACTTGACTTCACAAATGCTTTGGTACTGGACATTCTTGATCCTCGTATTGCAGCAGAGATTGAAGATCATATTGACAAACTGAATCTTACTGATCTGGACACTGAAAATTTTACCACTCCTGTCGAATCCTCCTCGACGGCAATTGGGAACGGATCGCAAACGGTAGAGGATTCTACCCTACCGGCGAAGAACTAAAAGATGCAGAGGATTTTCTCAGACTCTACAATTTGAGTCGAGAGCTTCGGATGCCTCCGTATCCTGGTGCCATTATGGAACAACCTGATGGAGTGGTCATGCGACTTGAAATTATCATGCGTATTCGAAACGAGGATGAACAACGCGAGCTAAGTAACGGCGGTCCTCCATCTAAGGAATAATATGGCATTTGGCACACACGAATTACGGCTAGTCATTATTGGACAGAACCAAGCTGCTGGTATGTTCAATAGGGTAAGTCGTGACTTCCGACGTTTGCAAGCTATGCAGGCTACTGCTGCTGGTAGAACCGCTGCGGAAAATGCAGCAGCTATGGCACAAATCGAAAAGATGACTGCCATGATGCGTGGTCTGGGTCATACTGGAAGGGTGTTGCAAACTACGGGACTCATTGGTGTAGCTGCATTTGGCGCTATGGCTTCTAGTGCTGCTAAATTTAATCAGGAAGCTATGCGTGCCGCAACTCAGGTGACTAACGTTAGTGCCGGTGCTGATCAAGTTGTAGCTAACGCGAATAAGATTGAAAAAGCAGTAGAAGGAATTATGTTAACCGTTCCTGCCAATCAAAATCAATTAACTGATTCTCTCTATCAGATTTACTCGACTATTGATTCTACGGTCGGACAAGGTACTAAACTTGTTAAGTTGTTTGCTAATGTTTGGTTAGCCGGTGGTATGCGTGGCAATATCGAAGATGTTACAAATGCACTTCTTGCCTTGGCAAATAACTGGGGTATTAATGCGGGTGAGATGGGAAAATGGAATAAACTTGCTACGAATACGATGGCTACTGTTCGTTTTGGTAACTTGAACGTTCAGCAATACACAGCATCAATGAACCAGTTGGCTCCTGCATTTCATGGTGCATCACAATCTATTGCAGAAATGAACGCTGCGATTGCATTCCAGACAAAGTTGATGCCTAGTCAAAGAATGTCTGCTGCCGCGCTAGCACGTATGATGGAAATGTTGCAACGGCTTGCTTTGCATCCGCAGCCTGGATTTGAGAAGATGGCAAAAGAAATTACCGACTTCAGAGGAAATCTTAGACCTCTACATGATATTATTGGTATTATCATTCGAGACATGGATAAAATGCAGCCTGGTTGGACTGGCAATACTACTGCCAT